CGACAAGATCGCCGGCGCGTTCCAGAACGACGCCGCGCTTTTCCACCAGGCGCGGCCGTGATCCCAGGCCGGGAAATCACGATGCGCCTGGCGATCGACCGCGCGGTCCTGCGGCAGCATCGGCTCGACCTGGTCGCCGATGCGGCCGACCACGCCGGCCGATGCATCCAGGAAAATCGGTTCGACCTGGCGCTGCAGGCAATGGGGATCATCGTGCGCCAGCTCGCGATCCTAAAGGCCGACCATGTCTGACGACGCCGGCGACGAATATGTCCGGATCCGCGGCTTGATCCAGGCCGTGCGCGAAAAGGCCGTCCTGTTCGCAGTCGGCGAGTCTGTTCGGCGCGGCGGTTGGGTTCCGCGGTCCTGCATCCACGCGGCCGACGATCTGCAGCTGGACGGCAAAATGATCGGCGACGCGATGACGCTGCGGATCCGCGAATGGAAGGCGGACGAACTGGGCTTCACTTCCACCAGGGACGACGACGGCGCCGATCGGGATCTGTTCGGATGACCGCGCCAGCCCGCATCCAGCTTTCGCGCCGGCGCGGTTTCAATCTGCAGCAGCACAGTCACGACCTGAACGGCCTGGCCGCGGTGAACGTCGCCAGGCCTGGACGTTGGGGAAATCCGTTCACGGTGGAGAATTCCGGCCGTGTCGATGCGGTGCTGCGATTTGCCTGCGAAATCGCGCCGCTGTTGCCCGTCGCCGAACTGCGCGGGAAAAATCTCGCTTGCTGGTGCGCGCCTGGCGCGTCGTGCCATGCCGACATTCTGCTGGATCTGGCGAACAAATGAACCCGCGCCCAGTGATCCCGATCGATCCCGCCGGCACGCCGCGGCCCAGTGCGCGAGTCGCGCGGATTGCCGAACTGCTGGACTGCGACGAAAAGCAGGTCCGCCGCCTGGTCGATAATGGCGATCTGGAAGGCTTCCGACTGGGCAAGCGCGGCCTGCGCGTGTTCCTGGATAGTGTGGCCGACTACCAGGCCGACGGCCGCCGGCGGCCTCGCCAGGTTGTGGAAAAGGCGCCCAAAGCCCGCGCCGTCGATCGCGCGGCCCAAAAGTTCGCCGAAACCGAATTGCGAAAGTCCGGAATTCTGGCATAGCTTGGCCCCGAAAGGCCTGGCATGACCGTATTTTTCGACAAATCGCGCAGTCGCTGGCGGTTCGATTTCGAACTGAAAGGCGTTCGACATCAGGGATACTGCCTGGACGGCGCCGGCGAACCCGTTACCTCGAAAAGCGCCGCGCGCCAGGCAGAAGGCGTCGCCAGGCGAAAGGCGGCGATCGCCGGCAAAGTCGCAGATCCGCGTGCCGTGACGATCGGCCAGGTCGTCGCCTCGATGCTGCCGCGCTGGCAGGCATCGGCGACCTGGTCGGACAAAAAGCGCCAGGCGCGCGAACTGCTGCAATTTTTCGGACCATCGACGGCGATGCGCGACATCGATGCCGATCGGATCCGCGCCTTTACCGATTTCGCGCTGACGCGGCCGATCCGGATCTGGATGCAGGGACCAGGCCAGGATGACGCGCCGCCGGCGTCAGCCTGGAAACAAACAGATCGCGCCAGGTCGGCCGCGACGGTGAACCGCTATCTTTCCTTGCTGCGTCAGATCCTGACCAGGGCAGGCGAAATGCGCGACGCCGACGGGCAGCTGGTGCTGGACAGTGTTCCGCCCGTCAAGGAACTGCCCGAATTGAAGCGCCTGGCGCGGCCGGTTCCTGAACCCGCGCTAAAGCTCGCGCTCGATCAGCTGCCGCCGCACGCGCGCGATGCGGTGATCCTGACGCTGTTTTTCGGATTTCGGAAAAGCGAAGTTTTCACGCTGGAAATTCACCAGGTCGATTTCGTCGCAAACGGGATCTGGCTGGCGGCCGGCGATGTAAAGGATCGGGAGGATGCGTTCCTGCCTGGCGCGCCGGCGGCGATGTCGTTCCTGCGCCAGCTCGTCGATCAGGCGCAGGATCGCGGCACGACGCGCCTGATCACATACCGGCGGCATCCAGGATCTGCGGCGCCTGGGACATGGCGGCCGGTCGCCGGCGCTCGCACGGCCTGGAATCGCGTCATGGATGCGATCGAAAAAAAGACTGGCCGACGCTATCGCTGGCACGACATTCGCGCCGCGTTTATTACGCATGTCGCGCTGACGGCCGGCGCCGTCGCTGCGCAGCGCATGGCGCGCCATAGCGATTTCGAAACGACGCAGGCTTACATTGCCGTCGCGGATTCCGTGACGCGCGACGCCGCGAAGGATGCAGCGAAGCGACCTTCGCTGCGCCTGGTTAATTCCAGAAAAGTCCCTAACAAAAGTCCCTAACGCGATTTCCGATCGCGACGGAAAACCGTCTAAGGCCTTGAAAAATTGGTACAGTTGGGTGGGCTTGAACCACCGACCTCCGGATCCACAAACTTGCGCTCGATTTTTAAGCCCTTGATTTCATTCGCACGCGCCGACGCGAAACGGGCACAAAAGGGCGCCGCTGGACGGCATTTTCCCTAACAGAGTCCCTAACGCGCGATTGACGGCCGCGGCGCCGGCCGGTGATAATTTCGCGTTCCCATTGTTGCGCATGGTGCCCCGCCGGGCTTCGAAACCGGCGGGGTTTTTCTTTTCAAATAAAAAAGGCCGCCGCCTCGAAAGGCAGCGGCCCCAAGTTGCGATCGGTCAGGGAGGAAAGCCCGATCGAACTATTCCGCCGGCGCGGGATGCTCCGACGATGCGACATGGTGGAACATATCGATCACGCTGCCGTCGGCCAGAACCAGGCGCTTAACGTCCAGCATGATTTCCTTGCCTTCAAGGAACATCTGGTTCGCGTGCGCGGATCCGGATTCCAGCTCCTGCAGCTGAACCTTGCCGTCCTTTAGTGCGACTTCGGGACTGTGAACATGGGTTTTCGATTTATGAGCGGCCATTCGTATTTTTCCCTTGATTAGCCCCGGATCGATTTGCACCACGCGGATCGGGGGCGGCCCCGCGCGGTCATAGGCGACCAGGATCCCGGTCGCTTTATTGATGCTGCTTATCACCAGCTCGAATTCGGACGGCGTCACGCCCTTATGATCGAACCCGACGATTTCCGCATATCCTCCGCGGCGAACGAACGTCACGGAATAATCGTAAGGCGCCGGAAACGGTCCATCGGCGCCGACGCGGACGATCCCGCAATGCTCGCAAAGGTGTTCGACATGGCAGACCGTCAGTGCCATCTGATGCCAACATGCCCGCTTAAAACCGAAATCACGGCGCCGCCAACAAGTGACGCCAGGCTGCCCAGCAGCGCCAAGATCGCCCAGCCCGCCGATTTAGCGCGCGCCTGTTCCAGTTCCAGCTTGGCGATCCGTTTGTCCTGGCCCTCGTCGTCGCCCTGCTGGTCTGTGATCAAATCGGCGATCTTATGTTCCAGGACGATCCGGTTATCCTCTTGCGCCTTCCGGACGCTGCGAAATTCGAGCCTGTCCTGATCTTCATGTTTGATCTGCGCCTTTATAAGCTCGTTCAGCTTTTCCAGGATCTGCAGGTTCTGGCCCTCGATGCGGCCGACCGATCGCTGCAATTCGCTATCGTCGCTCATTTCGGCCAGGCATCGATCGCGCGGTGAACGGCCTGCAGTTTTTCCCGGCAATCATCGCCGGCGTCGTCCCGCGCCTTTTTATAGGCCGACCAGGCGTTATCCGACGCGGCAGGATCCGGCGCGATCGGCGCGTCCCTGCAGGTCGTCGGCGGCATCGCGGGATATATCAGCCGATCCTGGATTTCAGGGGACTGCTGGCCGCCTTGGCTGCACGCTGACGCGATAAGCGTGTTCGGGAGGACTGCCAGCGCAAACAGAAGTCTGCGGCAGCTGGCCCAGCTCGGAAAGGAATTTTTCGGTCGATGCATCGCGTGCCGCCTTTTGCTTTTCCAGGTCTGCGATTGCCTGGTTCAGATTGCTGATGGACTTCTGCAGATCGCCGGCGGTCTTGGCATTGCCGTCGGCGCGGTTTTTCTCGCGATCACGCTGGCAGGTCAGCGTTTCGTTTTTCGCATTGGCGACATCGGTGCGCAGCTGCGCCAGCTGCGGCGCATCGACCAGGCTGGCTGCGGCATAGCCGGCGCCGGCGCCGGCGACGCCGGCGGCGGCCAGGCCGCCAATCAAAAACCAGATCCCGCCGGATCCGCCCAAAAGTCTCAGGATCCAGCCCATCAGTTCCTCGCGTTTTTCTTTTGCCGGTACATGTAGAACCAGCTCACGGCCGCGCAGGCGCCGGCGATCGTGAACCCGATGCCGACGGCGCGTTCGATATATTCCGAATGCTGCGCATACGGCGCGATGACATGCGTCACCTGGTCGATCGCCGCAGGCACGGCCGCGACCGCGCCGGCCGCGCCGGCGATAAGGCCTTTCGATTTCGCCGGCGGGACGGGATCCGTCGGCGTCGGCGGCGTTGGATTGCACCTGGTAACGGACGCCGGCGGCTTATCCGCGATCGTGCCCGGCTCGCCTTCGGACCATAGTTCGCGTTCGGCATTGCGACGCTTTTCCATGCCGGCGCTTTTCTGCGGCGGATGCCCCCAGTTTACGAACCGGCCGATTTCCTGCGGCACCTGGTCGAAATTGCGTTCGCGCAGTCTTTTCCAGATTGTCCATTCCGGTTTTTTTGGATCGCCGTCGCCGCACTCATAAGTGAAATCGATGACCGCGGCCCATTGGTTTTCCGTCAGATCGTTCACGACATCGCCGCAGTGCTTGGTCGCGCGATGCGCAGCGGTCTGCAGGTCCGCCTGCAGCCAGGCCTGATCCATCGCCGGCGTCACCAGCATCCCGATCTGGACATCCTCCCCGGTGTGTCCGGTGCCGGCGGTCAGCGTTCCGTCGATGATGTCGCCAGGCTTGGCCGGCCGCGCCGGATAGTGGGCATCGTCATATGCGAACAGGTGCGTTTCCTCGAAACGCCGAACCAGGTCGATCGCCGCCTGGGGAATTGCGCGCGTTTCGCTCATGGATAAACGTCCCCGTAAGCATACAGGTCGCCGGTCGCAGCTGCGCCTTGCGGTGTCGTCAGCGCGAAATAAAGCGGCGTCGCCGCGGCCAAAACGGTCAATGGATCGTTCAGCGTCAGTTCCAGCGCCTTAAGCGCCGCGGTCAGCGAACTGTAGGCCTGGCCGGCGGCGACTTGCGGTGTCCCGCCTTTCGACGCCGCGGTGTAGATCCCGCCGGCGGCGGTCGTCAGCGAAATCGATGCATTGGTGACGACGAACCGCTTGACGCGGAATTTTCCGTTGAACGTCGGCGTCAGCAGCTGATCGGTCGTGATGTTGAAGTTCAGCCCTTTATTGACGAACAGCAGATCCGTCGGCGGCGGACTTAAAACCGCGCATCCCGACGCGACCAGGTCGTCCTGATCTTGTTTCGTGCCGACGTTTCGGATGATGCCCAGGCTGTCGGCCGTATAGACGACGCCGGCGCTGGTGCAAAACACTTTGTTCGCGATCGGCGAAAGCATTAGCGACATGATTGAACCCCTTTTGAAATCTGATCAGCCGAAACCATAGGAACGCTGCGTCGCCGGCGCGGCCAGCTGCGATCGTTTGTAGCCGGCGGGATCCAGCGTTCGCAGATACTCCGCCGCCGCCGGCGTCACGGCTCTTTCCTGTCGATCGACCAGGCTTTTCAGCGCCACTGCGCCGAACGTATCGATCGAAACGTATCCGGTCGGCGCAGTGTCGGTCCAAGCGGCCGACGCAAAGGCCGCGGTCCCGCCTGACACTGCCGTTCCGCCCCAAGCCAGGCGCAGCGAACTGTAGGTCGCCATTGTCGAAAACGAAATTCCGCCGACGTTGCCGACCGGGTTCTGATTCCCGATGACATCGTTATTCCAATTTCCGTTATTCTTTCGGAACCAAACTTTCTGATTGATCCGATCGACCGCGCGGCCGATGCGATCGCCGGTCGTGTACGTCATAATCGTCGAAAGCGTCGCGTTGTTCAGCTTGACGGTGCCGCCGGCGTCATAGCCCAGGCCGTTATTGTCCGCGCCCAGCAGTGTCGTCGATGCAAAATTGTTGCTGCATATGCCAACCCTGGACGATCCTGTCAGCGTCGCGCCGATCGTGAATTCGTCGTAAGTGAGTGCGCTGGAAAGATACCTGGACGATCTGACCGATGCGGTCCCGACAAAAACCCGCGCCTGCAGCTGTTTGTTGTCGATGACCGCGCCCGACGATGCCGGGAATGTCATGTCCCAGTAAGTCGTCGGCCAAAGCGACGGATTGACATAAATCTGTTTCGCCGCGGCGGCCAGCTCCCAGGATGTCGATCGGAAATCCCAGTAGTTGAACCAATTCACATTATCGTCGGAATATTGCAGCGTCCCGGCCGTCGTGCTGCCCTGATAAAATCCGCTGTCGTTCCGCGACCAAACGCGGATTTCGTTTATGTCCTTTGTGACGCCGGATCCCAGATCCCAGGAAAGCGTCAGCGGATAAGAGTTATTGTTCGCCCACCAGTTTCCGACGGCCGTGCTGCCGTCGGTTAGCATCGATGTCGGGTTCGTTCCCAGATTGAAATTGTTGCTGCCCGTTCCCGATATGCCGCCGATGACGTTCGCGCCGCCGGCCGTTTCCGCCAGCTCGACCTCGGCCCATGCGGTAAAGGTATCCGGCGCGCCTGACAGTGCGCCCGATGAAATGTTAAATCGCCAGTATCGATGCGCGCCCATGATTTACGGCCAGGTGTCCGATTTTTCGACAAAGACTTGTCCGCCCTGGCCGCCGGTGCCGCCGGCGCCGCCGGTGATCAGCCCGTTCAAAACTTGACAGACGAAATCCTTGCCGGCGAGTGCGCCAGTTCCTGAAAAAACGTCGTTATGAGTCTGCGGCTGGTGCTGCAATGGGCACCAAATGCCGCGCAAATATCCGCGCAGGTTGCCCTGGTGATGCAGGCGAACCGGAGCCATCATCAGGCCGCCGTCAGGCCCGTTCGGCAGATTGAACTGATTGATAAACAGCGATGTCACGGTGTTCGTCGTCCAGACCCCTTGGATCCCCATGACGTTTCCGCCGCCGCCGGATGCCGCGCCCATCAGCGCCTGATCGCTGTTCTTTCCGAATTGGATCGATCCGCCGGTGTTCGTAAAATTGCGCGCGATGTAATGCCCATTGATGACGTTGGAAAGCCCCGTCGAATTCATCAGGCTAAGGATCGGCCAGCCCTCATACATGGCCGTCGCGCCGACGTTGCCAGGTCCGCTGTTAGGCGTGTTCTCGATCTGCCGGCCGATGATATGGCAATAGGACGTATCGGTCGCCGAATAGGGAATAAAATCGCCAAAGGAAAAAGTGAAAACGGCGAAATTGGTGCCGGTGAAATCGCCGGTTTCGGTGAACAAATAGAAGGTTCGCGCGTCGCCGATGATCGTCGCATAACGAACCGTCGAATCGGCCGTCGTCGATTTGCGGATCGCCAGATAGCCGATGCCGATCGACGACTGCGCGCCAGTCGGGAATTGCCCGGTGCCGGTCGGCGTCGTCGCCGACATGGTTTCGAACCCGACGCAGCGCGCCTCTTTCGCGGTTGTTGGCGCGGTATCATCGACCCAAAGCGAAAAGCCTGTTCCGCCCGCGCCCATGATATATTGACGCTTGTTCGTCGTCGTTTGCCCGATCGTCCAGCCTAACGCGGTGAATCCTGAAAACCCATTGACCAGGACCGCATCCAGCCAGGTCGTCAGCGATCCGGCCTGGCCGGTCAGGTTCGGGCAATTCGCGTTATAAAACGGCGACGCCGGATTGTTGGAAACTTTGCGGACTGTCATGGGCTCGCGTTCCTTGGATTAGGATTTCGTGATCGGCAGCGTGATCGTGATCGCTTTGATTCCGGTGCAGCTGACGACATTGGGCCGGATGACATCGCCGGCGCTGACTGCAGTCGTCCATCCCGACAAGGTGCCGTCGAACGACTTGTTCGAACTCGAAACCGTGATCGGCGCCGATGCGGTGATCTTGTCGCCGACGACCGGATGCGTCGCGCCGTCGTCATATTGCGAATAGGTGCATTTCCAAAGCTCGATCGAAATCGATCCCGACGGCGTTGCGACCGTCCGGACGCTGTTGATCGTGCCGCTATATTCGACCGTAACGTCGCGCTGCACGCCGGTCGTGATGACATTGCCGGCGCCATCGATGACGATCGTTATCTGGCCCAGCTCCTGGTTCGGCGTGATGCCGCCGCCGGATGCCAGCTGGGCGAATGCCAGCGATGTCGATCCCGGCGTGATCGGCGCGTTCGTCGTGCATGTCCACTGCGTATCGGCCAGCGTCGTTCCTTCGCTGACGTAAACGCTGGCGTTCACCAGCTCCGCGCCGCTGTCGGCATCGGTTGACCTGGCCGGCGCGCCGCTGGCGGCGACGACATAAATGCCATTCTGCGATCCGGTCGATTGATTCTTGATCAGGATCCGGTCGCCGGTCGCCAGCGTCACGCCGTCGATCGTTTGACCGTTCGCGAATGCCGTCGAAAGCGTTCCGTTTGCGGTCGTCGCCGCGCGGACTGCCTGTTTCCAGGACAGGCCGGCGACCTTGGCATCGGTGTATGCCTGGGCCGTTGCCAGCGTCGCAGCGTCGGCCGTGTCGGCGTATGTCTTTACGGCCTTCTGCGACGGGATCTTGCTGTCGGAATTCGCCGCGAACGTGCCGTCGATGTCGCGCGCCAGGCCGCCGTCCTTAAGAACCTTTCCGGTCGTGCCGTTGAATTGCGCAAAGTTGTCGGCAGCTGCGCTGCCTGGTCCGACGACATCGCCCAGGGCCGTCGATGACGTTGTGAGATTGACGCCGGCGGTCGCGGCCGAAAGGCCGATCGCATTTTTCGCTTTCAGGAAATAGGTGTAACCCGTCGCGGCCGTCAGGCCGGTGTCGGTGTAGGCCTGGCCGGCGACCGATGCGATCAGCGCCGCGGATCCGAATGATGCGCCGGTGCCGGCGGCTCGATAAATATTGTATCCGGTGACGCTATCGGTCGCCGCGTTCGCGGACCAGGACAGGAATGCCGACGCGACGCCGGCGCCGGCGGCCAGGCCTGTCGGCGCGGCCGGCACGCCGCCGGTGCCGGCGCCAAAGCCCGCGCCTGTCGGCGTGTATTTGTAGGACTGGCAAAGGGACAGATCCTGCGTCGAATTCCCGAACAGGTTGAACGACGCGAATTTCAGCCAGATCGGCGCGCCGACATAGGCCGCCGGCAGCGGGAACTGGATCGTCGAACCAGGCTGGCCCGACATGTCGAACAGCGTGAACAGATCGCCGCTGGAATGCGCGCCGGCGGCCGTCCCCAGCAGGCCGCGCTGCAGATAGGTCAGATCGGCCGTGTATGTCCCGGTCGTGCTTTCCGCGCCTGGTGCCAGCAGCTCGCCGGCGCTGTCCAGGATCATGTCGCTGCCGCTTGGCGTCGGGTTCGCGCAGACCAGGGAAAGCGATCGCGCCCCGTCGGCGTCGGCGTGCGTCAGCGGCTCAGGCTCGCCCAGGCTGGCGGTCGCATCGACGGATAGAGTGTGCGCCAGGTCCGGATTGCTGCCGCCATAGGCCGCCAGGCTGGCCGTCAGGACGCCCTGGATCGCCGAACTTTGGATCTTGCCGACGAACGACTGGCTGGCCCAGTTGTCGAACGAAATCCAAACGTTCGCGCCGCCGAAATTCGCGCCGCCCGACGCGGCGATCAGGACCGTCCTGGTCGTGCTGCCGTCGGCCTGGGCCGGCTCCGCGACGGCCGGCACGTTCACACTGCCGGGATCGACCATCGTGTCAGGCGTCGTCGGCGGCGGACCTGGCTGAACCGTGCGCGGGAAATAGGTGCCGCCGGCGTTCGGCAATTCCTCCGCGGTCCAGGACAGAATGCCGTTTTCTTCCTCCGCGACGCTGGTAATCCTGACGCGCTCCGCGACCAGATCCTGCGTCGGATCTGTCAGCGTGAAAATCGAACCAGGCAGGCGGCGGACGAATCTGTAATTCGTTTGGAAAGCGTAAGTCTTGGTCAGGTTCGCATTGCGGCGGCCGACCAGCTGGGAAACGATATTGCCGACGGCCGGATTACAAATTTCATCGGCCTGCACGGTGTCAGGCTCGCGCCGGCCATATCTCCGGATCAGGCTTTCGGCCTTGTACTCGATCGGGTTCGTGACGTAGCCCATCGTCCGATCGGTGATCGAAACGATGGTGCGGTTCGCGCAGTCGGCCTGATCTTTAATATCGACTTTAACCGGCGGATTGCTGACGAAATCGCCAGGCCCCAAATTTTCATCGACCGTCAGATCCGGCGTGTAAGTGTAGCCGTTCGCGGTCAGCGCCTGGTCGCCCAGCGGCACGAAAACGAATGCAGTGTTCGACCAATAGATCCAGCTGTTCGCCAGCTTGGCCCATCGATTGATAATGTCGGTCGCCTTCTCCTGCTTTGTGAGATACGGCGAAAAGAAAAGCCCTTGCGCGGCCTGGTAGCTGCGGAAATCTGTCAGATCCGGAATGTCGCCGGCGCTGAACCCGCCGAAAACAAAAGGATCCTGCAAAGCATCGGGCAGAAAATCCGCCATGTTGACATCGCGGCCAGGCGTGTTCGTGCTGGTCGTCGGGTTCGTCCAGCCCGTCGATGTCAGATAGTCGGAATAAGGAATGCAGCGGCCCTCGAATGCGAAATCCGGGACGGATGCGCTGCTGCCCAGGTCCAGCTTTTGCGCCTGCAGGTTCGCGATATTGGCGTATGCCTGCGCCTGGCTGGGATATTTCGAAACGACAAAGGCGAACGGCGTTTGTGTCGCCGTTCCTTTTTGAAACGTCAGGCCCAGGTCGGCCAGCGTCGTCGTGCTGGTCGTCGATCCCGCGGCCCAAACGTTCAGCAGCGGATCGTCCCAAACGCCGAACCCCAGGGCCAGGATGCAAGCGGCCGTGTAGGTATATTGGCCGGATCCTTTGCCGCCGCCTTTGCCCTTGGCGCTTTGCTTGTGCTTTTGGAAATCGCCGGTCCAGATGCAGTTCGTGCTGCAGCGCCGCTGACCGCGCAGCCATTGGATCGACAGATCATACTGGGACGTAGATACCTGCAGGGCCGAATAGACGACCGGCTTTTGCGACGCGCCAGGACTACCGAAAAGAAAATCGGCCATGCTTCACGCTTTCCAAACGTCGAAATATTTGACCGGCCGGCGAACGCCGCGGCGGATCTCCATCAGGAACGCCTCATCCATGCGCGCCAGCGTGACGAACCCTGCAGGCCGGAATGCGTGAATGATTTCGGTCGCATTGATCACCAGGCCGTAATGAAAAAAGATCCGGCCGAATTGCCAGATCCCGACATCGCCAGGCCGCGGCGTTTCGATTTCCCTTGCGCCCAGCTTGTCCATCCAGGCCAGGCCGATTTCCTCGCTACTGTGCAGCAGCGCCGCCGGCGAATAGGGCCGCGGATCGAATGGCGGGATCCGGCCGGTCGCGATCAGGATCGTCGCGATACACATTGCACAATCGACCGCGCCGTTCGGCCCTTTGATGTTGGCGCAATTCCGGAACGGCGTGCCGACCCAGCTGAACGCCTCGTCGATGTCCGCGGCGCGGCCGGCGGCCTGCGCCGGCGTCGCGAACGTGTGGATTTCCTCTGGCATCGCGCCGCGCCTGATGACCAGGTCCGCGCCATCGACGCGCATCGTTTGAAACGGGTTCGGCCGCATCAGTAGGCCGTCGTCGGCGGCGGGATATTCCTGAACCCGAAAAAGTTTTGCGTATTGCCGCGATCGGCGCAGCTGCGGCCGTCGCCGGTGCTTAGTTCCTGGTAATTGCATCCCTCGATCGCGTCGAACGTGTCGGCCGCGGCCGGCAGATCATACAGGGGATATTCCAGCGTCAGGCCGCTGCTGTCGGCCGCGACGATGTCCGCGGTCTGCCCGGTCGCGTTGCCGCTCGTCATCGTCACCTGGCCGCCGATGTAAAGTTCAGGCGCGCCTGGCGCTGACGCCCAGGGGATGAATGATGCGGTCGGACTGCTGCCGACGACATAGCTGGCGGTAAATGTCGCCTTAAGCAGTTTGCAGTTCGCGTCGCAAAATCCGTTAAAGCAGCCGGCCTGGTAGATCGCCCGCGGCGCATACTGATCCAGCAGATTGTTTTTGCCGCGGACTGTTATCGTCACTTCCGCGCCCTCGATGGTGACGCCGGCGATGACGCCGCCGAACATGTCCATCGTCCCCCAAAGGGTTCGATCGACCGGCTGCGGCATATAAAGATCCTGCAGCAGGAACGTCGCGCCGCGGAACAGGCCGTTGCGGATCTGGCGCTTGATGCTTGGGCCGCCGTTAAAATCGTCGTTCAGCGAAAGCAGTCGGACGGTCAGCTCCGGGACTTCCATCGTATTGACGACGTTCCATTTCGTCCGCTGCAGCTTTTGCCCGCGGCCGATAAAGGTATGCCCGCCGAAAATCATATCGCTGGGCCAGCTCGTCCAGCGGTGAACCGTCGTGCCGTCGGCCAGGTTGAACGTGAACAGTTCGGCGCGCGAAAGCGAAGGCAGCTCGAACAGCTCGCCATTGTCCCAAAGCGTTTGCAGCGCCGGATTGCTGACATCGCGCGACGGCATCAGGCCCTGGCCCTGCAGCTGCGGATTTTGATGCTATCGCCGGCCCAAATCGCTTCCATGAATTTGTCCAGGTTCATTTTCTTGTCCTGGAATTTGCAATAGTAGAGAAAATCAAAGTCGGCCGTGATGTCCTGGCCGGCCGTAGGCGTGCCGGCGAAAATGATCTGCTGTTCGGCTGGGACGGTCGTGTCGATCGTATAGGTGCTGGGATCCTGCCAAACGCCGTCCAGATATAGGACGAACGGCATCGTCATATCGACGTATCCGACTGGCTCCGTAAAGCTCGCCTCGCCGACGCCATAGGTCCGCGGCAGCGTGTAGATCCTGGTCGTGCCGTCGGTCGTGCCGACCAGCTGGCCGCGGACCTGGTGATCCTCGCGATGCTTGAAATTGAACCGGATCAGGTTGCCGCGCATCGCGCCGAAAAATCCGCGCAGCAGGCGCTGATGGTCCGCGCCGAACCGATCGTCCAGATATTCATAGGTCAGCGTAAACGTGTGCAGCGGCGTGTCGCCGATGCCCAGGTCGAACTCGGACAGATCCGCGGCGATCTGCGTTTCCAAATTCGGCCAGTCTGTTTCCCATCCGACCGGGAACGTCAGGCCAGGCAGTTCGGGATATGTCAGCGGCACGGGAACCTCAATAAATAGGGCCAGGACTTCGATCACGATCTGCGAAATGTGAACGCCAGGGTTCGCATCGATTATCGCCTCGATAATCTCCTGCGAAATCCGCGCGTTCGGGCCGCCGTCGATCAGCGCCTGCAGCGGGATCTGCGAAATCCGCAGCGCCGGCGCGCCATCGATTGCCGCCTCGATGACCTGCTGCGATGCGCGCGCGTTCGGCGCGCCATCGATTGCGGCCTCGATGACGCCCTGGCTGACCCGTTCGGCCATCAGCTCACCAGGTTATAAATGCCGGCCAATGCATTGACGGCCGCGCGCGTCCAGTTCGCGCTTGTGTTCGGATCCAGAACCCACAAATCGGTGAAATAGACATAGCTCGACGGAACAGAATGGTTCGCGCCGTAGCTGGTCGTCCCTCCTGACTTAAGGCCGGTCTTTATGACGCGCGATCCGACATCATCCTTTCGCGCGGCGATCGTCACCTGCAGGCCGTAGATCAGCGGCACGGTGTTCGTGATTGGCCCGAAATTTAGCTGATCCTCGTCGCCTGGATTGGCGCTGGAATTATAGCTGGTATCGGAATCCATCGCGTGCTCGTTCACGCGCGAATAATTGTTGACCCCGGAATTCGGCGTCCAGGCGACGCTGCTGTCGCCGGTCGCAAATAGCGTCCTGGTCCCGACATCGCCCAGGAACGTATTGTTCGGCAGACTGCCGCTGTCGGTCGCGGTGTCGCAATAATAAACATCGCGCATCCAGGCATAGGACGTTCCGTTTAGGACCGATGTCTGCAGCGCGAAATCGGTCGCGTCGGCCCAGGCGTTCGCGGTGTTTTTTGTGTTCTGTCCCGTCAGATTTAAAACGTCGTTCCCATTGACGCGGACGTTCACAATGCCGGCCGACGCATGGATCTTGATATGGAATTCCACAAAAACAAAAGCGTCAGCCGGCCAGGCATTGTTCGCCGAAATGCCCAGCGATGTCCCGCTATAGTCTCCGCGATAACAGCGGATCGCATAGTTCGTATAATCGAAATTCAGCGTCACCTGCGCCGCGCCGGCGACGGTATCGACGAACGTAAACCAGAACCCGCTTGCGATGCCGTTCGGACTGCCTGATGCCGACGGCAGCTTGATCCGAACGCCGACATACATTTCGGCGTTGCGATCGGCCCAAACGGCGCGCAGCGGTCGGACGGATCCGGGAAAAAGGTTCGCGCCGGCGAATTGCAGAACCGTCCCGACATTGTCGGTCCCGGTGACAAACGCGCTTAAGGCCGATGCGGACGGGACGTTCCACTGCAGGAAACCGGCCGACCTGGTCAGCAGGTCGGTGTTCGGATTGCTATAATGATCCAGGCCGTCGAAAACTTTCAGCGCCACGGTGCGGACCTATCTTGTTTTCAGTTTGCCGGTGCGGCGCGCATGATCGAAAATCCGGATCATGTCGCGCGCATCCTCCGCATGATTGGTCCGGCCGTCCGACGGCGCGTGATAATGGAATTCGGTTTTGCCGTCGCCGGCGCGGCCTGCGCCGCTGCCCTGCACGGCCGCGATCAGCGCGGCGTTGTCGGCCTTGGGAACGACGCGCTCGCCTTCGTGCGCCTTCACGATCATGTCGCCGGGCAGATAGTTCGTGCCGGTGTCCAGCGATGTCAGCGTGTCGAACGCGGCGACGGCCGCGAACGCGGTGCCGGCGGCGATCGGCGCAAGGATCGGGCCGACGATCGGGATCCCGACGACGGCAGAATAAGCGCCGGCGGCCGACTTGGCGGCGTCGTTCATAATCTGCGCGGATCCGCTGGCGATGTCGGCCGCGCTGCCGGCGGATTTCGCGGCCTCTTTCACTGCGACGCGCGTCGATTCGCCGGCTGATGTCGCCGCGGTCTTTTGCCCCTCAAACAGCCAATGGGACAGAACGCCCAGCTGGCCCAGGCTTTGATCCTGGGCCAGTTCGGTCTTGCTCAATAGCAGGCGTTCCGTCAGGCCTTTCAGCGTCTGCTGGATTTCCTCTTGCGCGAACTGCATCCCGGCCGCCTTCAAGGCCCCGAACAATCCGACGCGGCCCTGCAGCATCTGCGAAACGAAAGTGTTTTCGACGGTGCCGATCTGCCTTGCGGCCTCGCGATGTACGCGAACGGAATCCGCCGCGGTCGCCTGTTCCATCTGCCGACGGATCGCGGCCTTTTGCGCTTCGGCCTCCGCGACGGCCAGCTTTTTTTCCAGCTCCTTCTGAATAAAAAAGGCGGTGTCGTGGGCATAACCTTGTTCGGCGCGGTCGATCGCGTTCAGGCGGATCTGCGTTTCCTCGTCGGTGATCTGGATCAGCTGGGCCAGCTCCTGCTGCTTTGTGATCCGGCCGGCGGCGACTTCCTCCTGCAGCTGCGATCGCCTGGTATCGAACCCGATTTTCGCCAGCTGCTGTTCGGCCTGGTCGTTCGCCTGGTCGATCTGGCGCTTTTCCTGGGCCGCCTGTTTGTTGGCCGCGGTGATCGCTTCGTTCCGCGCCTTCTCGATGTCCAGGCGCTGCGCGGCGTTCAGTTTGCTGCTGCGCAGAATGTCGTCATAAGTTTTCTGGATTTCCGCGCGGCGTTCGGCGTCGCCTTTGGTCTGATCGGCATTGATCGCCGAAATCGTGACGCGGGCCTGCGCGATCAGCTCCGCGCCGGCATTCTTAAATCCGCCGCCGTATGATGTCTTGTTCAGGCCGTCCAGCTGCTTCTGCAGATCCGCGATGACCGTGCGCGCATCCTTGACGCCGGCGCTGTCGCCGGCGGCCTGGGCTTCGTGCAGCGTTTGCGTCGCCGTCGCGATTTCCTGCGTCAGGATCTTGCGTTCGCGCAGTTTGCTGTCCAGCGCGTTCAGGCCGGCGACATCGACCTGTTCGCCCGATTTCGGGATGACGTATGGTTTCGCCTCGTCGAACGGCTTGCCGCTGGCGCCGCCGGTGATTTCCTTTTTCCGCGCGGCGATCTGTTCCATCATCGCCAGCATAGGCCCCAGGACCGGGATCGCCTGGGCCGCATCATTGGCGAAACTTACCAGCCACTTTCCGGCCGCCGGGACGGCGTGACCGATGTCGCGAAACATCCAGGCCAGGCCGGTCAGCTCATGCGTCAGCAGGATTACGGCCGGCGTCAGCGCAACGTCCAGCTGTTCCTTTGCCTTCGCGAATTCGATCGTCGCATCGTGCGCCGCCTTGGTGGAATCCTCCCCCAGGTATTCGCCCTGGCGCTTTGCCGCTTCCAGGTTTTTGTCGAACCCCTGCGAAAGTTCGAACAGCATTTTATTGATGTCCTGGCCGCCGCGGCCGAACAGCTCCCGAATGTGGGCATTGCGTTCGTATTGATTTGTTTCCGCCAGCAGCGCGCGCGCGACCGTCGCGCTGGCGTTGTCCTGATCCTGCGCCAGCTTGCCGACGCTCAGGCCCATGTCCTGCAGGGCGCGCAGCGCCGGTCCAGTGCCTTCATAGGCCAGGCCCAGGCCGGAATAGAATTTCGTCAGCGCGGCCTGCGCAGTGTCCAGCGCGACGCCGGATTGACGCGCTGCGAATTGAAAGGCCTGCAGCTGGTCGGTCGTGATGCCCAGGGTTTCGGCCGCGCCCTGCACTTCGGCCGCCATTTCGAAAATATGCTTTCCGAATTCGACGACCTCCGCGACCCCCAGGACGACGCCGAATTTCCCGATAACGGAATTCAGCCCCTCGATCGATTCCGCCGCGCTGCGCGTGTGCGGCGTTAGGTTTTTCATTTCGGCCGTCAGGCCCTTAACGCGGTTCTCCGCGGCCAGCATGTTGCTGGCGGCCTGGGCCAGATCCTGGCGCAGCTTGTCGTTCATGCCGCTGCTGGCCGCCTGCTTCGCCAGCTCGTTCATGCTGCCGCGCGTCGCCCCGAATTCGGCGCGCGCGATCGCAAGCTGGCTCTGCAGGCTGGCAACGTCCGCGGTGATCTTGACTGCAATGTTCGACGACATCGATCGCCCTTTAATTCATGCGCGGCGAACCAGCCTGGACAGGCTGGCCGCCGAACATTTCGAACAGCTGTTTCGGGTTCATCGCGCCGGCATTCCAGCGCGCCTCTAACGACTTTTGGATTTCCTGCTGCGTCGGCGGTTTAACTTCCTCTTTTCCGAACGTCGTATAAATGCGCAAAGCAATCAGCGCGGCCTCGTCGGCCGGCGGACTTTTTTGCCAATAACGGAAAAGATCGTTCACCTGCGGCAGCGTCATCGTGCGGACTTCACTGGGCAGCTTTTTCAGCCCAGTGCAGATCCGCGCGATGATATAAGCGTAATCTATTCCGCCGCTGCCTTTGCTTCCCCCGCGCCGGCCTCGCCGGTCTGTTCGACCGTCACCAGGCCCGACGCCGAAAGGATCTGGCTGACCGCAAGGTTCAATTCCTTCGGCGTGATCCGCATTGCCAGCATTTTTTCCGGGGTGAATTCCGGATTTTCCTGACCAAGCGCGCCGCAGATAATATCGACGCTGCGCTTGAAATCGCGTTTCGTTTCCTCCTGGGCATCGGCCGCCGGCTCTAGCACGACGGCGATCCGCAGATCCTGCAGCTGGCCCAGCGTTAGCGGCGTCGTCGCCGCCCATTCTTTCCCTGCGAGTGTAACCTTGAGTTTGTCGGTCATCGTTTCCCTGCTTTGTTTCCCTGGTGAATTCGGTCGAATGCATGAAAGGCCTGGCGCGGCGAATTCCGCGCCAGGCCCATTTTGCTCGCGGTGGTTATGCGGTCGTCGCAAGGCTCATCTGGAACAGATTGCCCGCGGCATTGCAGAAAAACGACATGTCCAATTCGGGCATGGCGAAATCCGTCAGCTTGTGCGCCATCGTCAGCTTTGTGCTGATCGCATTGAAAAACCGGACGTTGTATTCCGCGCCGTAAAGGATCGTCGAATAATCCAGCTGGAACGTCGGGTTCGTGCCGATCAGTGAATTCGCATAAAGCAGCGTTTGGCCGCCCGCTGCGGTGTGCGTGTAGGCATAGGCGATCTTGACGCTGACCGCGGCGCTGTGATCGGCGCTGCTGAACGTATAGACGCCCAAGGTGTGGGAATATTGCCCCGCGGCCGGCGTGCCGGTGACGAGCGTCAGCGGCACGCCCGTCGCGGCATTGGTGACGCCCAGGTCCGTGTCATAGGTTCCGGAATCCGGAATGACCGGGGTAATCGTGAACGGCGAAACCGGGATCGCCGTCGGATCTGTGATTTTCAGGCTGGTCTGCCCCGCGACGAACGTGCCGCCGAACAGCGCCGAATTGATCGCGACGCCGGAAAATGTCGCGGCCTTGATCTTGCCGGTGCATTTCGCGGTGCCGGATGCGGAAAGCAGCGGCAGGCGATTCTGGCCGAACAGGTCTTTCACTTCCGACGAGAAATCATAGGAAAATTCGTTGCAAAAACCGATGTTGACCGGCGTCGCGTTCGCGACATCGGTCCTTTTCAGAATTGCAATCCCAGGCCCGTACAGGCCCTGCGGAACGGAATTGGTCTGCGTCATGGCATGGTTTTCCTTCTAGTGTTTGGGATTATGGGAGGGTGATTTTTACGGGCAGCAGTGCCTTGCTTTGCCCGTTCAGCGCGCCGTCGTCATAAGTCGATCGGCCTTCGATACGGCACCAATGGCAAAGGCCGCCGATTGTAAATCGGTACTGCATCGAATCATCTGGCACCATCGCAAGGCGGACGGCGCGGACCAGGTTGTTCAACCCGGTGTCAGGGATCGCATCGGGATCGCCGGTGCGGCAATAAATCCACCATTCCGCATCCAGCTCGGTCTGCGAAAGGATGCCGTTAAATGTGTCGTCGTCGCCGATATGGCGCAGGAAAAGCGCCGGCTGGTTCGGTGTCTTGGCCCATTCTTTCAGCCGGCGGCCGACCGTCAGGAAACCAGCATGGAACGCCGCGGTCGTTTCGTCGGCCGTCGCCTGTTTCGAAAGTGTGATCGTTCCGGCGTTGGCGTCGAAACTATCGACCGCAGTGTCGGCCGGGATCCCAGGGCCGGCGACGCCGATGCCGACAAAAATGCCGGTGAAATTACTGACGTTCGAAATGTCCGCGGATCCGACGCTGGTGTCGCCGGTGAACGCGACCGCGACCTGCAGCGCGACATGCGCCAGCAGCGCGGTAAGGATCGGCTCGACGTTCGGGTTCATGTTCCGGTCTTTTCGATTGTGCGATCGACGGCCGCGTTCAGCGCGTCGATGATTTCAGGGCCGCTTTCGGAAAGCGGGCCGCGCAGGAAGCGATGCGCCGTCAGGTGCAGATGACGATTGTGCGCGGCGATAATCACCATCAGCGGCGAATTCAGTTTCCGTCCCCAGGCATGATCCAGTTTCGCGCGATGCTCTTTCACGCCCTGGCGGTTCTGCCGACCTGGTGCGCCCCATTCCAGCGCGCCGGCTTTCGCATAATCTGCATCGAACGTGACGCGACCGCTGACGGCATCGGGATCGTCGAAAAACTGTTCGACCAGCGAATTTTCCAGCTCGCCGGTTTTGCCATGCGGCAGGCGCGACCGGATCCGCGACGCCAGGCGGCCCGTCATTTCCTTAATCGGCGCGATCAGCTGTTCGCGCAGGGCTTCCGGGAAATGTTCGAACTGCAGCTCGACCTTGCGGTCGCCCGTTACGATGACGCCGAAATCTTCCGCCATGCTAAAGCGCCGGCTCGCGATAAGGATCGATCAGCCCCTGGATTTCCGGCGCGAACGCGCCGTCCTGGTTCGGCATGTTGCCGACCCACCAGCGATCCTCGCCGATGCCAGGTTCGGAATGCATGGTCTGCATCGGATCCCGGCCGCGGGATTTAAATCTGCCGGTGATCATTTTCAGCGTCGCGTTCACCAGGTCGAACGGGATCGCGGTGTAAACGTATCGGATCGCGACGGCGTCGCCGGCGTTGGCGCTGTTGAAAGTAAAGACGCCGCCGGCGGCGACGGAAAATTGACCGGCGGCCGGCGCGCCGGCGGCCTTGGTGAAAACTGTCCCATCGTTTCGCGTAACGCTTTCCTCGAACGCGAACGCGGTCGTTTTGCTGATCGTCGCGGTATAAGGCCCAGGGTTCGCCGGGATCGTTTTGCTTTCCGTCAGCGCGATCCCATAACCGGCATCGTATGCGACGACGATCGGCGAACAGATCCAGCGCGCGACGCCCAGGAATGCCGAACTGTTCAGGCGATGCAGCTGCGCCCTTTCATAATCGACCAGGTAATCGGTGCCCTCGACCAGCGCGACGCCGTTTTCCGTCACGCTTTGCACGACGATCGCCGGAAAGCGCGATAGCTGCAGCGGCGCGGCTGAATTGTCCAGGTTGAAATTGCTGCCGTCGTCCAGCAGGTGAAAGGTTTCGCTCAGGCGTTCCGGCGGGAAAACCCGATTGCAATATGACGCGATCGCTGCCGATGCCTGGCTGATCGCGCGGCTCAGGAAATTATCGCTGCCGGTGTTTCCGGTCTGGATTTCCAGCTCGTCCTTGGCCGTCGGCAGATCCGTCAGGTCGTAACTGGCCGCCGAGGCCGTCACGGTTACAAAGCGCCGAACCATGATTGTTCCCCTAAAGAGTTTCCGCCAGATCGACGAAATCGAATTCCGTGATCGCGCTGCCAGGCGTCGCGTTCAGGATTTCAGTGCCGGCGCGCGACGCGGCTGCTTTCCATCCGGAATATCCAGGGACCAGGACGGTCGGATATTCGCGTTTGTTGTTCCAGCGCGGATCGTCCTTTTCGTTTTCATAGTGCAGGCGGCCGTCGATCAAATATTCGTCGTGACAATGTTCGCGGCCATCGACCAGGCGGCAGTCATATCCCAGCAGGACGGCGCGCGCCGCGCCGCCGGCGATCGCCAGGCTTACCGCGGTATGACCGCTCGTGCGGCCCTGGCGGACCTGGCCGGATCCCGCCGGCGGGAATTCGCACGGCAGATCCGGATCGCCGACGGTGCGGATCAGTTTGACTTTTTCCGGCAGCTCGCGGCGCGCCAGCTTGCACATGGAAAAAACCAGGCCGCCGAATTCGGCGACCCGTTGCCGGCGCGGTTCGTACCAGCTGCAATCCGTAAAGAATAACGCTGTCGCCCAGGGCGCAAATCCCAGGCTCGAATTGACGACGATCGTCGGCCGGCCGCGGACCTGGTCGGCGACCTGGTGCGTCAGGCTTGGCCCTGATGCCAGGCAAAAGACTGTTTGCCCCGCGAATATCGGTTCGGCGTGCCAGAACAGATCCTCGCTCATACGCGCCACGCGCGATCGATCCAGTCGATCCCCTGCAGCTGGTGCGGCTTCTGCTGGCCGTGAAAATAGACGATCCGCGCGTCGCCCAGGCCGTGCTGCGCGACTTGCCCTTTGTAGGAAACGACCTGGCCGGGAAACAGGTCGTCGATGAATTCGTGCGGCTGCGCGCGCATCCACTCCATATCGTTTTCGCCGCGCCAGTCGTCGAATATCCGGCGCTGTCCTGCAGGCACCAGCGCGACGCCATTGCAGGCCCGCGCCAGGTGATAGGGATCCCGCGGCAGCGCGACCTTGTCGGCGACCAGGCAATGGTCGGCCAGGTGATCGATGTTGCCGACGACGACGGTGTCCAGGCCCGCCAGGATCATCGGCACGCCCAGGCGATAGGGTTCGGTGAACGATCCATAATCGGGTTCGACGGCCAGCAGGCGTTCCTGCTCGATGCCGGCCGCCAGCTCGCGATGCCGATCGGTGAAAACGACGAACCGGAACGGCCTGGTCAGATTGCGCGCGAAACCGGCGTGCAGCTTTTCAACCCAGCTTTCATCGTAGCAGCGCGAAAACCCCATCGAATGCCGGTTCGCATCCCATAGTGCGGTCGCGATATGCAGCATCAGCCGGCCGCCTCCGCGGAATCGCGCCGCGGTGTAACCATGCGCCTTTTGCGCAGCGGATCGACGCGGACCAGACTGCCGCCGCGCCTCAACAGATAGTGATCGGGAACATTGCGATCGACGACCGCGCCGGCGGCGATCATCGCGCCATAACCGATCCCGATGCCCGGCAGAACCACGGCACCCGCGCCGATGCTCGCGCCTGGCATGACCATCGTCGTCATATGCCTGCAGCTTTTCAGCGCCTCGATGTCGAACCCCTCTTTCGAAGTGCTGGGCCAAAGGTCATTACAGAACGTCACGTTCGGCCCGACAAAAACATCCTCGAAAATCACGATCCCAGGGTTCAGCGAAACGCCGTGTCCGATCAGAACGCGATCGCCGACCTTCGCGCCGTCGATGATCGCGCAGCTGCCGACGCTGCAATCCGCGCCCAGCTCGGCGCTGCGGATCACGCTGGCGAATTGCCAGATCCTGGTCCGCGCGCCGATCTTGACGCCGGCGCGATCGACATGCGCCAGGGGATGCAGGACGGCCGTGGGATCGATCATTATTTCGGCTTGCCAGGCTTGTCGGATTTCGCCGCCGGCGCCGTCAGATCCAGCTGCGTTTTCGGTTGCTCCGCGGCCTGGTCGGCGACCGGCTCCGGGATTTCCTCCGCATAACCGTCGTTAATGTAGCGGTTCGCGTAGGTCAGCTGCAGCCAGCCAGTGAATTCGCAGACCTGGCCGGCCTCATATTCTGTGCCTGGCGGCTTTTCGAAAAACTTGATTTTCACGGTTTGCCCTTTGCAAAAAATGGCCCCGGCCGTCGCCGGCCAGGGCCATCACATTGACCCGAACGCGATCGCTTAATCGACGATCGCGCTGTCCAGCGTTTCCTGCGAATTCTTGGGATCGTGCAGCAGATAGAGCATCGCCCCCAGCTGGGCATTGGTGCCGACATCGCCGACGGTCGCCCGAATGCAGGTGAACCCGTTCGCGATGTCCAGGTCGGTCGCATCGATGTCGATCACGACGATCGCGGCCTGTTCCGCCAGATCCGAATTCGTCCAGGTGTTGGTCGAAAACGTGTCATGCGACGCCGGCGATGCGGCAGTCGATTTCGTGAACGTGCCGACGGCCAGCAGGTTCGTCGCCGCCTGCTTCTTGTCGACTCGCGTGATGTTCAGCGCCTTCGCGTTGGTGCCGGCGACCGCGGTCGCCTGTTCCAACGTGATCACGGGATCGTCGCCGGCGGTGCCGACGGCCTTGAAGAAAACGACGGCGCAGCGGAAATAGTTTTTCAGGCTAACCCAGTCGCCGGGGTTCGATGCAGTGTTCATCGCGACGGGCAGATAACCCTGCGCGATCTGCAGCTTTTCCGTAAGAGTGCGATTCATTGAATTGTCCTTTCAGGTTGTGCGCTCGATGCTCGATGCGCGAAAAAGAAAAGCAGATGCGCCTGGCGCGTCACGCCAGGCGCAAACTGTTAGCGGGACTGCAGCGCGACGGCCCAGGAAAGATCGTTGCTGCTTCCGTTCTGCCTGGTGATGGTGGACGACCAGGCCGGCTGACCGTTCACCCGGAAAATGAACCGGAACGCGGTCAGCGCCTGGTCGAAATACAGGTGAATCGACGTATCGGTCTGGATGCCGCCGGCCTTGGTCAGCGCCCAGTATTGCGTCAGATCGGTGAAGATGATGTCGCCCAGCGTGCCAAGCGCGCTGCACGCTTCGATCGGCACGACCGGCCGGCCCAGCAGCGTCGCATAAGGCGACTGCGAAAATCCGCCAGGCGGCAGATACGCAGGCGTCGATGCGGCGGTCGGCAACGCCGATGCAGCGCCTGCAGGCTGGAATGCCATCGATTGCAGCTGCGGCTCGATGTCCTGATTGATCAGCCAAACTGCATTCCTGCGCCAGGGCGCATACATGCGGGAATACATTTTGTTGACGTTGGCGAACCAGACCGTCGATGCCGGCTGCGAAGTTTCCTTCGATACCTGCACGACGGACGGGCCGACGGCCAGGCCGCCGGGAATGATGCCCAGCGGTTGCCCGACGCCGGTGCCGGCGACGATCGCGGTGTTCAGCTTCGCGGCCATTTTGCCCGGTGCCTTGACGGTCAACCAGGATTCCAGACCGGATGCATCCTGCATCAGTTCCTCGCTGATCGGCACAAGCGCCATCAGCTTCGAAAGGCGCAGCGCGCCCATCTGGAACGCCGGCTTGCTCGCGCCTGGCGCCTGGGCCTCGCCTTCCCAAGTGACCTGGATCCCGCCGCTGGTCTGCCAAGGCGTCGTTTCATCCTTGGGGATCATCATGCTGTTGCCGTCAGTGACCAGCTTGGCGCAACGGTTCAGCAGATTTTCCTCTGCCTGCACCTTCTGCCAGATGGTCGTCGAAAAGCTGGGCGGGACCAGGAACCCGCCATCGGTGCCGGTGCCTTCGTTTCCATAGGTGGACTGCGCGCGCAGCTTGTTCACTTCGGCGTTTTCGACGCCGATTTTCGCGGCGTGAACGGCCTGGGCGAACTGGCCGAACGATTGGAATCCGCCGCGGGCCTTGTCGGCCGCGGACAGAACGACGCGCGCGCCGCTGCCGGCAGGTGCGCGATTTCCGTTCGCGATTTCGGCAGCGGTGCGACGGCCGGCGCCGGCGTTCAGCTGGATCGAAAGTTCGCGGGCCTGGATTTCACGATCCAGCTTTTCGAGTGCCGCCAGATTGGCGTTGATGGTTTCCAGATCCTTGTCGGAAACATCGACGCCCTTTTCGTCGGCAGTCGCGAAAATCGTGTCGTTCGCCGCCAGCAGATCCTGCTTGCGGGTTTTCAGATTTTCCAGTGCCTGTTCCGCAGGGCCGGCATCCGCGAAGATGCCGCCGTTCGGAAAGAGTGCAAGCGCGGCAAAGCTCGCCGCGGCCAGATAGGCCTTGCGCATGGTTTCACTTCCTTTTCTTGAATGTCCTGCCCCAGGGACGGGTTAAGGGCGATCCGCCGGCCGCGCCGATCAGGATTTCGAATTCGCTTTCGCGATCGCCTGCAGCGCCTTCGCCCGATTAGGGCGCAGCTCCTGCGGCAAATGCTTGTAGGCCTGCGGCCTGGTGATCGCGCTGGCGGCGACTTTCGCGCCCTCGACGATCTTGTCCGCGAACCCCTTGGCGACGGCGTCGGTCGCCGTCAGCCAGGTTTCGGCGTCCATCAGCGCGACAATTTCATCGCGCGGCAATTTCGATCGCGCCGCATAAGTATCGATCAGCGTGCCGCTGACGCTTTCGACCAGGTCGGCGACGCGGCGCATCTCGCGGCTGTCGCCGACGGCGACGCCCCAAGCATTGTGGATCATCATAAAAGCGCCATCGCCCATGATGATCTCGTTTCCGGCCATTGCGATAAGGCTGGCGATCGATGCGGCCAGGCCGTCCACATAAACGGTTTTCGTCGCCTTGTGCGCCAGCAGCTGGTTGTAGATCGCGCGGCCGTCGAAAACGTCGCCGCCGTCCGAATTTATCCGAACGTCCAGCGCCGTCACCTTGTCGCCCAGGGCTTTCAGATCCGTCGAAAATTGTTTCGCGGTGATGCCATCGGACCAGAAGGATTCGCCGATCACGCCATATAGATAAATTTCCGCGCGCGTGCCGCCGGCCTTTGCCATCATGCGATAGCCGTTCGGGATCTTGGAACGGTCGGCGTTCAAGTTCAGCAGTTTCGACATCGGATG